TAGCAGGTGAGTTAATTGCATTAATGGAAGAAATGTTAGATGCAATAAACAAAATGGTATTTGCAACAGGAGTAGGACCTACGGGACCTGGTCCTCACAATGCAGCAATTTTTACATCAATTAAGAAAAGATTAGGTAAAATACAATCAAGTAGAACATTTTTAAGTAAGTAATATGTGGGCAATTTTTAAATTGAATGTTTTAACTGCAATGGTTACAGGTCAATTTAAGGCTGATCCTGATTCGTTTGCTGAATTTTATGCAAATGAATACGATAAAGCAATTAAAAGTGGTGGTGATTTGTTATACGGAGTTAATGTTATCAATGGTAATGTTAAAGGTATGGCAGATGCTATTAAAAATGCACTAAAGAAAGGAACGGAAAGTGTTGGTAGTAATTTTAATGTATTACAAGAAATATACCCATCTGCATTTGATGCATATTGGTTAGGTGCAGAAATGTCTCCACTACCCAATCCACTAATAAAACCATTAGGATGGCCATCTACACCACCGGCACCGGGAGCAATACAAAATATAGGACCAGACCCAATATCATTAGCTGCAACAGCTGCATTACATAAAGCAGAAGTTGAAGCATTGAAAGTTTTGGAAGATGAATTAAAAAAACAAACAATTACATTACCTGCTATCCCACCTCTACCATCAATTACTATACCCGTTTACGAAACAGCTCAAAAAATAATAAACAAAGAAGTAGTTGCACCGGATGTAAGAAATCACCCAGTAGTTAAAGGTGCAGTTGAGATAATAAAGAAATTAAAGGAAGCTAAAAAGAAAAAACCGGCAATAGGTAAACAAATAAAAAAAGCATTGAAGTTTGAGTTTCCAAAATTACCGGATAGAAAGAAAATCATTGAAGAAGCAAAGGAAAAATTATTAGAAAAGGCAATTGAGGAAATTAAGAATCAAATAATCCCACCAATTGAAGATATTATTTTACAACCAATATATCAATATGTTCAAGCAGTAGTTGCAGTTTTAGATTCAATTCCAAAACCAAAACCAACACTCACAGAGATTAAAAAATTTGTAAAAGATACTATTAATGGTTTAATTCCTGATATAGATATTGGAATTGAAATACCCAAACTTCCAACAAAAGAAGAATTGTTAGAGCAAATCAATGCAAAAATTCCAACGGAAGAAGAAATAAGAGCATTGGCAGAAGAAAAGATAAAAGGTTTAATACCAGACCCACCATTTATCAGTTTCACACCACCAAGTTTTATATTTAGTACAAAAACAAATGTGTTACTTGACCCATTTTTATCTTTAGCACAAATTCATTTATTAGGAGTTAGTGGTAATATGATGGTTATGGCGCAATATCCACCACCCGCACCACCTGCACCGGCTATCATAAATTATACAGGATATCAAGTTAAAAACGGACCACCGATACCCGATTTCCCATTGACCGTAGAATTTCCACAAATAGATTTAGGTAGTATAGAAATTCCACAATTTCCAGAATTACCGGAATTACCAAATATAAGTCCTGCAATTGTTTTAGATTTATTATCAATATCTTTACCAAATGTGGATGTAAAAGTTAAAGCACCAACTATACCGAATGTTGGATAATTATTAAATCAAATATTTATTACTAAAACATATATAAACAATTATTATGAAATCAGAAATTTTATTAACTTTAATCAAAGAAGTTGTTAAAAACGAAGTTAAGCAACAGGTTAAAGAAGAATTAACCAAGCTTATCAAATCTGGTGCAGTTACTTTAAACTCACAAAAGAAAACATCTACTCCATCACTTAGAGAGATGACAGAAGTTACACCTACACCGGTTAGAAGACCGCAACCAATTCAACAAATACAAAGACCTGTAAAGGAGTTTTCAAAAGACCCAATGATAAATGAGATTTTGAATATGACTCAGCCATTTACGGCAGAACAAAGAAAAGAAGGTGCTCAAGCGGTTGGAAGTGTATTAGATATGATTAAACCAGAATTAAGAGTAGATGAGAGTGAGTGGGAAACAATGGATTTTAGAGATGTAAATGTGCCATCTAATGTTCCAAATTTTGAATCAACCGGCGATGGTTTACAAGATGCTACAATAAAAGCATTGACAAGAGATTATAGTGAATTAGTAAAAAGATTTAAATAATGGCAATAGAGCTTGGTAAAGTTAATGTAGCGGACTTAAAAGAAAATGATTATAAAATTCTTGGAATTGGAGTTAATAAATCTTCAAATTCTGCTGGGATATTTTCTGTCAACTATACTACATTAACTCAAGCAAGAGAAAATTTAAAAAATCTAATTCTTACAAGAAAAGGAGAAAGATTAATGCAGCCTGAATTCGGTTGTGATATTTATAATTTGTTATTTGAGCAAATGTATTCAACTGATGAATTTGAAAATAAAATTGAATCTGCAGTTGAAGATGCGGTGAGACAATGGTTACCATATATAAACATAGATAGAATAAATTACGTTTGGGATAATAATAATATTGATAACCATACTATAAACTTAGAAATAAAGTTTTCATTATTATCAAACCCAAATCTATCAGAATCAACAACAATAACTGTTAATACACAATAGAACGATGGCAATAAAAAATGTAAATAAAACTATAAATTATGTTGGAAAAGATTTTGGCCAACTGAAACAAAATCTTATTGATTTTACTAAAACATATTTTCCAAATAGTTATTCGGATTTCAATGAATCTTCTCCTGGTATGGTATTCGTTGAGCAAGCGGCTGCAATAGGAGATATACTATCATTCTATCAGGATGTTCAATTAAAAGAATCAATGTTAGCACATGCAACGGAAAGAAAAAATGTTGTTGCACTTGCACAAACTATGGGATATAAACCAAAAGTAACATCCCCTGCAGTTACAACCATTACGGTTTATCAATTAGTACCATCAGTTGGATTAGGTTCTTCAAATAAACCAGATGAAAAATACTATTTAAAAATAAAAGATGGATTAGAAATACAATCAACTTCAAATTCTAATATTATTTTTAGAACAACGGATTCAGTTGATTTTGAAAATCCAACCGATAGAGAAATAGATGTATATGAAAGAGATAATACAGGAGAGCCTACTTTTTATTTAATAAGTAAAAAAGTAAAAGCAATATCTGCAATACAAAAGGAAACAACTATATTATTTAATTCATCAACGGATTATCCATCCGCAACAATAAATGATGAAAAAATAATTCAAATAGTTTCTGTAACATCGGATGGCGGTGCAACAAAATGGTATGAAGTTCCTTATTTGGCACAAGAAAGTATTTTCATAGAAAACGCAAATACAGAGACAAACTCAGAATTATCAGAAAATTCTGATTCAGTTCCATATATTTTAGAAGTACAAAAAGTACCAAATAGATTTTCAGTAAAAGTAAATTCAGATAATACAATGGATTTACAATTTGGTAGTGGTAACACCTCTACTGGATATGAAGATGAAAAATTATTACCAAATACAAAAAATGTAGGATTAGGATTAGCCAATTCGGTAACTCGTTTAAACCAGGGAATTGACCCATCTAATTTCTTAAAAACAAATACATTTGGTATAGCTCCTAGTGGAGAAACATTGACAGTAAAATATTTAACGGGAGGTGGCGTTGAATCAAATGTTAATCAAGGAGATTTAACCACTATAAGAAGAATTGACTTTGATGAAGATTTATTATCAATTGATAATCAAACTTTATATAATACAATAAAACAATCCGTTGCGGTTGAGAATTTAGAATCTGCTACTGGTGGTAGAGGGGTAGAATCTGTTGAAGAAATAAGACAAAATGCAATTGCAATGTTTGGTTCTCAAAACAGAGCAGTTACCAGACAGGATTATATTGTTAGAGCATTAAGTATGCCAGAAAAATATGGTTCTATTGCAAAAGTGTATGTTAGTCCCGATGGAGAGATTGATAATAATTCACCTGCATCAATTTTATCATCACCAAAAAATATAGCAGAGTTTGTGGGTGTTGTTGAAGGATTGCAAGGAAAATCAAAAACAGAAATTCAAAAAGAGTTAGTAAAATATCTTTCACAAAAGAAATCAAATGTTGCAGAAACTAACAATCCATTTGCAATCAATATGTATGTATTGGGATATGATAGTAATAAAAAATTAACCCAATTAAACCAAGCAGTTAAGCAAAATCTTAAAACATATTTAGGTGAATATAGATTGATGACAGACGCTGTAAATATTATTGATGGGTTTATAGTAAACATTGGTATTGACTTTGAAATAGTTGCATATCAAAATTACAATAAAAGAGAAGTTCTTGCAAATTGTTTAACAAAGATACAAGAATATTTTGAAATAGATAAATGGACATTTAACAAAACAATAAACATTTCAGAAATAGAATTAATATTAGCAAATGTAGATGGTGTAATGAGTGTACCAATGGTTAAA